AATCTGAAATATTAAATGTCGTTTTTGGTTCTTCTGGAGTTGGCATCTAAGCACCTCATAGTAGACTACTGGCATCATAATCGACACCCTTACTACTTATAAAACTTTCTGGTGAAGGAGCCAAAGATCCTTCTGGTGCTGCTGGTGCTGCGCCGCCTTCCATTCCCGCTTCTGCACCAGGCATTCCACCAACACCACCAGCCTGTGCTTCAACTTGTGCCATTTCTTCTGCTTTCTCTCTCTGAATTTGTTCGTCAATTTCAGCAATATCTTCGTCTGTCTGACGAAGAATGTTCTTACGAATCCAATAATCAGAGAAGAACTTACCAGAATAGTCAGCAACTTCGCGCATGATGGCCATACGGTCTTTGTATACTTCTGCTTGTTTAGATTCCGCAAAATAAGAATCGGTAGAGAAATCCAATTTAATTTTTTGGTTTACTTTCTTCCAATCTTCTTCGTTGATGATTTGCTTGGCAAAGCACTGCGTCTTTAAGAAGTTTAACAAAAGTTCACCGAATTTTATACGAATTCTGTTTATGAACTTAGCATATTTCAATTCATCTCTACTGATTTCGGAAGAACGACCCATATTGAACCCATTATCTGCTTGTAAGCGAGACTCTGGAATATTCAAAGATCTATAAAGTTTCTTTTGGAAATACAGAACATCTGCCATTTCACCGAGGTTCTGACCGCCTGGAAGTGTTTCAATTGAAGTTCCTCTTCCACCTTCTCGTCTTGGCAACCAGAAATCTTCAAGCATACTCATATGCTTCTTGTCGTCTCTAATCTGACCTGTATCTGCATCATAAACTACCTTGTTGCGGTAGCGATTCATAACCTCACGGAGATACTGTTCTGCTTTATTCTTTGGAAGAGAACCGACATCAATATAGAATATTCTTCTCTCGGGTGCTCTAGACCAGCGATAGATTACAGTAGCGTCTTCCACCATTCTCAACATATTAAGTGGTTTGATTGCTTTGTGCAAGAAACCCACTACCTTCTTGGAAGTGTGATCATACAATCCAGAATGAACATAATTTACCGAGTCTGGTGATATTTTAACACCTTGATCTACGGAATTGTAATTGATATTATATTGAACAGGATTGGTTCTATCAAAAGGAATATAAAGATAGAATTCTTCCATCTCTGTAGGAATTTCTAGATTTCCTATCTTTTCCTTTTCTTTGATTTGCTTGATCTTCTTTATACGAAGAGGATCTATGAAACGATACTCCTTCGCACCCTTCTTCTTATTTTCGTGAAGAATTATATGGTAATACAATCTTCCGTCGATGTAGAACCGACGAAATATATCATAACCTTTTCTATCAAAATCAAGAAGATACAGGACTTCCTGAAAGGACTCCTGTATCTTCTCTTTGACTGTATCTGGGACATTTACTTTGTCTAGATTTAATCTAACTGTTTCGTTTCTGGCATCTTCCGTGATTATTTCGTTAGTAATTTCATCAATAGCAATATCGACTTCTGCATTCAGAGACATTTCACGATACTTTCGTATCATGTCTACCTCTGTTCTTACCGTGCCGTCGAGGTCAACATAAAATCCCTGAAGACCTCCACTTTCTATTACTGTTGCTCCATCGTCAATTGACTCTGGAACTATAGAAAATGTTTCCTCTTTTTCCTCTTTGCGTCCGAAAGTAAAACCAAAAACATTAAATGCCATAATATAATATCACCTTATTATTAAGGAGTTGTGGTGAAGTGCGAGTATGCAAATGTCACTGTAAATTCTGAAACTACATCTACCTGATCGTAACCGAGTTCAACATTAGATACTTCTTTGGGGAACATATTGAAAAGTCTATATGATCTTACAACATTACCCTTTCTATCTAATTGGTTTACAGTCGCTTCGTATTGTCTGATGGCAGCAAATACACTACCTCCTGCTACGGTTGCGATATTTCCTTCTCTCTCGTTGAGAGCGTTGTTCCAATCCTCGAAGGTTCTACGGAGAGTCATGTTCTCTGTGTTGAGAACAGTAACAGACCAATCATCGAATGTTCTGTCGCCTGGAACCTTAATAACACGACCCAAGTAAGGAACAGGAATTTCTCCTATTGTTGATGCAGGTAAAGAAGTTGCTTTGCAAAAGAATTGCAAATCGTTGTAATTACCCAAACCAGTTACTATTACTTGATAGAGGGTGGGTTTTGAGCCACCATCAAACTTTTGTATGAAATTATTAATTCCTAAATTAACTGCCATTTGTGTGTCCTCTTTTCTTTATTTAGTCTTATTAGGCTCCGATTTCATCGAAGGATACACCAGTTGGGGTGGCGATGAAGTTCAACTGAATAAAGTTGATAGAACGGTTTGGTTTGATATAGATGTCACCGACAAATCCGTTGGAGTCGATTACCTGTGGTGTGTTGTTAGTCTCATCGCAAACAACTCTGAAGTCCTGAATACCTCTTCTACCTTGAACTTCACGGAGATATGGCTCTACGAGTTGCTTGAACTGAGCGCGGGTGAATTCATCGTTGAATTCAAAGAGAAGATACTTGGATGCTTTAGCGATTGCTTTCTCAAGAACGATGAAGAGACGACGCACATTTATACGATCAAATGCACTTGGTCTTGCCAACAAAGTCTTGTCACCGTAAAGCACGGTTCCCTCTCCAGTAAAGGACACTACTGGATTAATACCCTTCTTGTATAGTTCATCACGATCTGTCTTGGTTGGATTGTAAGGAAGTCTTACAACATTACGAATTTGTCCTCTGTTGAAACCAGCAGGAGAGAACCAAGGATCTTGGTTGAGATCTGTGCGAACACAGCAACCAGCAATATCAGCACAAAGTGGTGTGTAGATGTATCTGTCGTTGTAGTTGTCATACTGCAACTTGTAACCAGAGTCCATTACACCGTATGAAGACGAGTCGAGAACATTTCTGTAATCAATTGCGTCTTGAAGATCGAATGTGGAATAATCACCAGAAACAGGTGTTGGTGAAACGAATGCAACACAGTCCTTTCTGGCTTCTGCAACTTCGATTACGAGGTTTGCATTAGCAGCAGAAAGGGGTCCTGCTATGAGAAGAGAAATGTCAATATCTTCTGCGTTCTCAAAATATGTGCTGTATGCTGTGGCTACATCTGCTTCAAGAACTGTAGTCGTCCCAGAAGTTATACCACCTGTTGTGCCACCTGTAAACGCATAACCAGTTATGGCACCTAGAGATGGACCAGCATCGCCATCGCTTAGAATATCAAAAGCACCAGAAGATGCAGACAAATCAGTACCCCAATCATTACCACTATCAGGGTGATCTAACCATCTGATGTATGCAGAGCGATTGTTGATTGCATCCACATAGTAGTTTGGAGTTCCGTCTTGTGCTTGCGCGTTTCTTGCTTTGGACAGGTAGGAGAACTTCTCAAGAACTGTTCCTGCTACACCAGTAAATGCGCCACCTTCGTCAACTACGAGAATGTGAAGTTCGTCGTAGATTTCTGTGCTTCCTGTGATGTTTTCTGCCCAAGGAGATGTGCCTGGAATACCATCAAAATTGTCGATTAAGTCGTAATAATCGTCGGATGCTACTGTGTCTGTTGGTGAAGTTGTTCCGATGTGATCGAGTACATACACCTTAATGCTGTTGCCGAGTTCGCCAGGATATTTGGCACAGAATGGTCCATCTGCTGTATGAGCAGCAAAATTTGCAAGATAAGTCTCATCGTTATAGATGTTGGTAATTGCACCACCAACAGAAGCGGTTTTGTCTTCTTCTGTGTCGATTTCTCTTACAATTTGAAGATTGTTTCCATACTTGAAGAAGTTGGATGCGGTGAACCAATAACGAGAGTAGGTTGCATCGTATGCTGGAACACCAAACTTCTCTACAAGTTCTCGCTCGCTCTCAACAAGTGTGGCTTGTCTTGCTGGGCCCCACTGGAAAGCACCAACCATACCTCCACCTGTTGTTGCAACGGTGGGGACGATTAGTGTCAAGTCTGTTTCTGTAAATATTACGCCTGGACTCAATTGGAATGGCATTTTATTCTCCTTTAGCAATTCGCTTATCGAATTATTTTTCTACTTTATGTATGTTTTTTGTGTTTTTAGTAAGAATACCACACATTTCCCTGAGCGTCCTGCTCATCTTCGCCATCAATTCCATTTTCAATAAATCCAAACGGTACAATCTCGTCTTCCAACTCCTTTAATTTTTCACTAAAAAGTCTCTTTCTTATATCCATATTGGTTAAATCTTTGAAATAACCTTGAGTTGTTAGCCAACAGAAAAGCACCAAACACATAACCAAGTCATCATTATGTCCCGTGTCTGCCTCGTAGGACGCGGATTTGGCAACAAAACTCACCAACTCCTGTATTATATTTAGATCCGTGATAATCATCTTGTCGTCTTCGATCATACTTTTAAGAATGGAGCAGCCAATTCTCTTGAGTGGTCTGGTCGTTCTGACACCTAATTGTGTCTGGGTTGCTCCAAAACCACCGTCTAAAGTCTGACCCTTTCTTCCTCTAAAACTGGACATAAGCATATTTTCATATTCCAGTTCATTATACAAAATGTCCGCCACCTGTCCGCCAATATCGTTGATCTCTACCAGAATATATGCATCGTTGTATTTCTGTGCGATGGGATAGATGGCATTTGGATAAATCATCGGAGACATTTCGTTGTTTTTAAAAGTCGCCACGATCTTGTAGGGTATTTCCGTAATGTCAACTATGACAAAAGCGTGATAGTCGAAACTCACTCCTCTGGAAGTATCGACAGTCATTACATAAATTCTGTCCTTCTGAGGATATTCGTATATACTCAAACCCTGTTCGTTCTTGCTAATAGGTGTCTTATACGCCATAGACTTGAGTTTGGTGGCAGCAATCAGGGTATTTGTAGAACCGATGAAATCACATTCATACTCGACTCGGAACTGTTCTTCCGAGGTATTTGAAATTTGTTGTTTTCTCCAGTTCTGATCTCGACCAGGAAGATCCGACCAGTGAACCGATATGGGAACAAAGGAGTTTCTTTTCTCCTCTGCGTCTGTCCATATCTTGTAATACATATTCAATCCGTTTGGAGTAGAAAAGATCAGAACCTTGGTGTCTTTACCAGACGAAATGGTGGGGTAGGCTGACGCATAGAAGTCATCTGCGATGTTCGGAGGGACATACGCAAACTCGTCCAAAAAGATCATATTAAAAGAACCACCACGAATTGCGGAGGAAGAAGTAGCGGATGCTTTTACTTTGGATTTGTTCTCCAAAACGATGGAACCCTTGTTCCACTCCACTATACCTTGCTGGAGCCACTTTGGCAAATATTCATATGCAACTTTTAGTTTACCTAATAGTTCACGAGCGATTTCCTGTTTGTGTGCCAAAATGGCAACATTCACTTCTGGATTAAAAAGAATGTAATGAAGAATGTAAGAAACTACTGTGGTTGATTTGCCAGACTGACGAGGAAGTTTTGCTATGCTGAAACGGTTTTCGTGAATTACTTTAACCATTTCCTCCTGAAATTTATACATATCAAAACTGACCAAACCCTTATCCAGATTGATGATCTTGATATATTTCTTGATGAAATAGACAGGATCTTGAGAACACTTGACATATTCCTCAATCTGTTCTGGTGTCCAATTTACCTTTACACCAGCGGCTTTTAGGTTTTCGTTTCCAAGATATGAATTACTCATCTGCTATGCTCGTATCGTCAATTTCTTTCAACTTACCTTTGAGTAATTTCTGAAGTTCTGATGTGCTGCCGACAAATAAAGAGTTGTTGGTGATGTTTGTGGTCGATGCATCCACTTCTGTCTTCTTGATGTCTTTCATCTTCTTATGGAGATCTATCAGATCTTTGTTTGCATCTGCTACACTCTTTATAAGAGTGGCAACCACTTCGTATGCTCTCGGTGCATACGAAGTGGTTGCCAC